TTATTAACGGTAACTAATGTAACACCTGGCGTTCCAATGGTGGTGTTAAAAATGTTTTGGCTAGTTACAACTCGATAAATAGCAGATTGTGGATTGGTATCAGATGACACATAGCTACCAGGGCTAAACACCGGTGTCAAATCGCCAGCAACGTAAAATTGATTAATAGCCGGTGCTGGTAAACTAGCGGGGTGGTTAATAACATAATGTGCTTGGTTATACTGCGGATTATATTCCCAACCAGCCCAAATAGGTGTTGGGAATAGCTCGGTAGTATATCCACAAGAACGACGCGCACCTACTGCAGAACCAGCATCGTACCAAAGTTGATCTTTGACGTTGTAGATAATAGCATCAGTACATTCTGTTGCTGTACCGCGGGGATAAAAAAACCAAATCTCGTTGTACCTTGGAACCTTAGTAGCCCAAACTTTTTGTCGTTGTTCGTAATTAAGGTTGTTAAATAGCCAGTTTACGTTTTTATCGTTTGGTAATACTTTGACGTTACCATTGTATAAATAGAAACGGTCAACACCCATCCAGAAAAAGATACCGTCCATCTCCACAACTGCATTAGAAGACATGATGGAGATTTGGCTTGAAACAATATCGTAATTCCAATAAAACTGAGTTGCTTGTGAATTAAAGGAAACACGAATAAGAGAGTCCGTAGCCCAGAACAAGCCAGATGGCGAGGCAGTACCTCCACGCATTGGCAAACCCTTGACGATTTTAGAGCTTGCCACGTTGACTTGGTTTGCTAATGGACCGTTCCAATCATAAAAGTTTTGATTGGTATACGTAGAATCTACGTTGTTATTTGCAATGAAGCCATGTGAGCCATATACAAAAATAAATGGATACAATACGCACACACCACCATCAACGCTAATGGGTTTGTAGGTGGGGTTTTGGCCCTCACTATCACAAAGGCCAGTGAAATAATAATCATTATCATTATCTGGCAACACATTACCAACCAATACCTGAGTGGCCACACCATTGTCAATATTAACTAGGTTTAAACCTGGGTGGGCAAAACACGCTAGATTACCGCCTTGTGGACTAAACTGTGCGTCAAACTGCCAATCATTACGATATGGGCCGTTTTGTGGATCGGGTGTAAAAATGCTGCTGTTTAACCAGATTTTACTAATTGTTCCCGCTGGTGCTGCAGGGGTAAATGTAATGGTAGTAGTATTTGTTGGACTACCTGTGTAAACCGAAGTACTAATTGTGTAGACTGTTGGTGTACCAGTTTGGCTGATAATAAAAGTCTTAGTTGGTGCAAAAGTAGTTGTTGCATTACCGGGGACAACTACTTGAGTTGTTGTATTTGATGTTACATTGGCAAATACAGAACCAGGCAAAAAGTTAACAACAAATGGACCACTACCTGCACCATAAGATGTGCCAGTAGTAAAAACATCTAAAGTTTCTGCGTTACCAGCAAAAATATAGTTAACACCATTATATGGAATGGCAATCATGCCACGGTAGATACCGTTAAATGCTGTAAAAATGGCTTTGTAGCCACCAATCTTTTTGGGGTCACCACGCTGAAAACGACACCATACACCATCAGTATATTGGTCGTTTTGAAATACTGTACCGTCGCGTTTAATCCCAGCCGGTATTGCTAGGCTGTAAATTGATGTATATTGCGAGGTATCTTGTTGCTGATTATCAGCCGGCATTTAGAACGTTCCGCCGTCAATTAGTTGCGCTACAAGTCTTGCGTTTACTGTGACCAATGGCTGTAATATATTGGAGTTATCAATGTTAATGATCTCCGTGCTATTTGCAGATAAGCCAAGCACACTAGTACCAGCAAGGTACATGCCTGTGTGGGTGTCATTGTTAAATGAGAAAGATGGTAACGCTGCAGTACCATTGGCAGCATAGTAAATGCCAGTTGAGCTTTGAGTTAGTACGTAAAGATTTAAGCCATCACTTAATACAACTACAATAGCCCCAGCAGCTAATACTAAAGGTGGTTGTGAGCTACCAGAAACAGTAAAGTTAACGTTATAGCCAGTTTGATTGGTGTTGTTAACCAAAACATAAAGCTGGGTAATCGCTGGTAAAGTAACCGTTAATGTGGTTGTACGTGAACCTGTTTGCGCAATATAGGTTTGGATGATTGGCGCAAAAGATACCAGACTTAATGATGACCCAGGGATATTATCAACGTCGTATGTTGCTGAAGTAAAGGTAAGGTTTGATGGGGAGGTGTATCCAACCGTAATAAAGTTACCGGTATTGCTGTCGTAAATGACGTACCCAGAATCACCTGGGTTAGCTGTAATGGCAGCTTGTCCGTTAATTAATGCTGGGGAAACTGGAGTAATGGATAGCGCACCACCACCACTATTTCTAAAACCAATATACCAACCAGTTGAAAGGGTACTTGGTACTGGTAGGTTTATTACACCAGCACCAGCGTTCCAGTTAAATGTAGAAGCGCGGCTAAGGTCGTTTAGTGTTGGTGTAGCTGTAATGTCAACAACGTTTTGTGTAGTTGCTAGCTGACCAGATACGGTAGTCAAGCCGGCACCCTGCAATGTTACTGCATCAGCGTATGATGTACCAACTCCAAACGCTATATTTGACCAAGTACCACCCAGAGTAGTATTATTAGTAAGATATACGTACTTAGCAGCACCAACAGCAACAGTGATTGACTCAGCACCAGCAGCATCGGTAACAGTAAAGGCATGTGCTCCCAAATTGCGGAAAAGAATGTCTGAACCAACGGCGCCTTGTGTCGCATCAGGTAATAAAATGATAAGACCATCAACACTAGCAACACAGTCCATAATACGGGCTGCAGGAACCTGTGTAGGGTTAACAACAGTAGGCCAGTAGAGCTGAGTGTTGGAGCTAAAGTTGAGAGCATAGTATGAAACGTCGGTGGGCTGAACGACATTACCAGTGAAGGGGGAAGTAAATGTTGTCATATATTATGGCTCTTGGACGGTAGTATTTCTATCCACACGACGAGCATTGTCCTCTTTCTTAAGAGCAGCTAGTGCATCTGTGTAATAAGATTTCCACACAGGCAGCTTGTCAAGAGCCTTTAAGTAGCCCTGTGCTTGGAGTAATGTTCCAAATAACATCGCCTGCGGCGCTTCTCTAGTAAATAGATTTTGCTGATTGGTTGTATCCAACGGTTGGATTTCGCTGTAGTAAATTATTTCCACTGGAGTTGCTGCAGCGGAAGCTGGTGCAATTGCCCAGTTGTTGTAGTCGTATTCTGCGTAGTAAAGAGGAACGGCCGGTGTAGACTCAGATTGGTACTGCGCTACATAATCTTGTGAGCGCATTAAAATAGGTTTGCCATTTGACTTTAACGAAACAGTTTTTCTCCAACGTGCTGGCTTAGCAACAATAACTTGGTTTTGTGCTAGTGTTGTTTCAACAACGGTCAACTGCAAGTAAGTTTTAAGTTCAGCAGCAATAGCAGATTCAGCCAAGCCAATCAAGCTAGGAATCTGAGCGACAAATTGCGCGTCATTACGTTCCATGTAATTTTGCACATCGGATACCAAATTGTCGTACGTCATTACGTATGCGTTGGTCATCTTGTGTAGTAACTCACGTTAGGGGTCAGCATTATCGGACTTTTGTCTCTTTCCTCGTTGCTCGCTATCATAAAATGTTTTTCAGCTTGCATCTCTAAATATTGGATACGTGCAAGATCAACGCCGGGTATTTGCATAGACAAGCGATGAGACAATGTAGCTTGCACAGAGTTAATCCAGCGGTCTGGCACATAGATTTGGTTTGTCAATGAACCAACGTCTTCCATTTGCTTTTCAACAACTAGCTGAAACATCTGAAAATCGTTATTTGCGACAGGCCAGAGGTACATAGATGGCTCAATGGTTCTATCAAACCAATACTGCAATGAGCGCACTGAGGGAAATTGTTTGTTTGGCAAATTCCAGTAGTCGTCGCGGTTTAGGCGCGCTAGTGGAATGACCTGTTGGCTCGTAGAAAATACAATCTGACGTATTGAGAACGTGGGCAACACAGTCTCACGCAAACGGTAGTACTGATGATTGGGAGTGGTGCTAATATTAAAATAGGCCCACTGGCGATCAGCCAATGTGGTCGCTGGGAATTGTTGGATCAGTGTCCAAGTAATTCCGTCATCACTGACCTCATAGGCAAAGTTGTAAGTTGTTGTCGTACCTGGCGCAGCATAACCATTAAAACCAACATAAAACACTGGCTGTGGCTGTGGGTATGTCAGACCAAAGTAATTCTCGCCAACGGTTGACGTAGCAACTTGGTTTAAATTCTGATCAAATACTGTGGGGGATTGTGGATTGTCAACTGGAAGATAACTAGACGCTGCGGAGTTAACGATGTAGACCCAGTTTGCTTCTCTGACGTCAATGGTAGTTTTTGGAAGAACTAACTGCTGTTGTGCTGTAACAGCACCGTACAATTGGTTCTCTAGTAACCAGAGATTGACACCTAAATTGGATAGGTTTTGTAGATTGTAGAAAAGGGCTTGCTTACCAGCGTTAACATATTCTGGCGTTATTTCCTCAGCGGTTTTACC